ATGATTGTTTCATACTCATCCTGCTTGTTTGCAGCTGCTAAATTCAACTGCTTCTTTGCAAGCTGGGGTGATTGCTTAGACAAAAACTGGGATGCCAGTCTATCTCTCTGGTCATCCCATGCCCTTTCTTCTTTACATATGTTGAGCGCACCCTTCTGATTCACAATTGTAGAACCAAATGGATTGATTGGGTCGCTCGTATCTTCCATGTTCTTGAATACCTGCTTGCCTTTTGGATCTGGATTCATAGCAGGAGTTCCAATATGCTTATTGGTATTGAATATTATGTCAACTCCCTTAGGCATATCTTCAGCTGAATACATTGCCATGCCTTTAAGGTAGTGAGTTCCATCAACATTTATTCTAACCTGTGCATATTTGGATGATCCAAGATCAAGGTCACTCACTCCTCGTCTGAGTTCTATTACTCCATCTTTATCTTTTCCACCTTCTTCAGCGTATCTGATCATAACTCTGCTCGAAGAGATCTCATCTGGATAATGGAGCTTAGTTGTTTCAGCGCCTTTCTCAACAAATCTTTCTTCCAAAGGCTTGATGTTGGTCATGTTATTAACCACATCTTTATACTCAGTTCCTGGAGGAGCAAGAACAGTGATGTAAGTCTTCTGGTTTGGATGTAGTCCCATCTGTGGAACTTGAACAGTTATCTTTTCATAACCCTGCTCCTGTAACATTGCTGCTGCAGTGGTTAATTTTGTTCTTGTGATTCCCATGTCAAGCTCAGAACCAGGACCTATATCAAGATATCTTCCATCTTTATCGATGTTATCTTTTAATGTATTTGATACATTTGTGAGAACATCAGTCTTATGCTGCTCATATGCTTTAAGATATGCTCTAACATTAGACTCATTGACGTTCATCTTTCGTGCAATTTCTGTGTTTGAGTATCCATGCTCTTTTAATTTCACAGCATAGCTTTGAGCTGCTGCCATCTGTTCATTCTTAGCAATAGATACTTTGGCTCTAAGGTTGACTACTGAAGGATTTCCTTTCTTATCAAGAACCCCAAGTCTTTCTGCAATCTGTCTTTCAGTAAGTCCTTCTCTTTTTAACTTGCTAACTTCAACATTAAAACCATTGACGTGTTGATATGGCTCTTCGCCTGATCCAAGTGGATAGCGTCCTGAACCAATAACAGCGCCATCTTTTTTGCTTCTCCCATAATGCATCAACTCAGACATTTGATCAGCCCTCCAACTTTATTTTTTCTATCCTCTTGTCGAACAATACAATCTTGTTCATGATCGGCTTAATATCCTTAGCAGTAGGATTGCCAACCACAATATCATCATTCTGATAAATTCTGAGTTCCATCTCTGTCTCTTCCGGTTTAATCTTGTATTCCAAAAAGAAAAAAGCAGCGTAAACTTCAAGCTGCCTTAACTTTGCTGGCGTCTTACCAGTCTTCAGATCATGTATTCTCAAAAAGTACTTAAAACCTGATTCTTTATCAGGATGATTTCTAAAACTGATGGCATCTGTCGTGCCAAAGAAATTGTCTGAGTAGTAAAGTGGAACTTCGGGGTCCATCTTATAACCAATTGCATCATTAACATATCTTGGTAATGTGGCTTTATTCCCCGGTAACTTCTGTCTTCTTGCTATACAAAGCGCTGCGAAGGCATGAGTCTCAGTTCCTTCAAGTGTTGCAAGATGGTTTCTGTATGTAAGCTCCATCTTTTCTTCATCATAATTTGTCCAATGGTAGTTACTTGCTCCGAAGGTTGCGTGTGCGCCTTCTGGTACCTCCATTGAATGATCGTTCCATTGCATCTAATACCTCCTGTTCATTTTCAGGAGATATAAATGAGCTAAAAGACATTGAATTCATCTTGTCGACATAAAAGTCTTGATTCGGTCTATGCTTTGCATCTTCCGATTGTTTAACTTCTAGCGTTGCCCATTTATCCCCACAAAGAACAGTTAAATCTGGGATGCCCTGTTTATACGATGCATCATTCTTGAGGACGATAGAGCCAGGAAATCTATCTTTGATACGCTTGATCAGTTGCGACTGATATCTGTTCTCACGCATCTGATAACCTCCTGGCAAAACCTGATAGAATATGCAAACAAAATGGCATATTCTATTCCTCTCTATGATATGGCATGTTTTTTTTGCGACCCTAATTTAACCGTTCACATAAGATTTTTCGTTAAAATTTCGTTTCAGAGCTAATGCTCTCTTAATTCCAATGTCAATTGGTGAGAAACTTCTAAGGTGATAATAGTAAAGTTCCTTGTATGGAGTGTTCATTCTGTTTATTCTTCCAGCTGACTGCTTCATAACTTTGTATGAATAGTTTTGTGAATAGAATATAATGACGTTGGTTGTGATACAGTTCCATGCTTCACATCCAGCAGCATACTGAACAAGATAAGCCCAACCCGTATTTCCTTCTTCCGGTAGCGGCTCATGCTTATGACCATTCCATTCGTTGTATCTGATGCACATGTTGTCACAAAGCTCTCTTAGAATCTCAAGCTCATAATCAAAGTTATAGAATATAATTACTTTGAGATTCTCTTCTAAGAGCTTTATCATTTCAACAATTCGACTTGGATCTTCATTTGTTACTCTTCTTTCGAGATAACAAAGTTTTCCTGTCTCCTCAATTGGTTCTTTGTCATATGGATTCCATCTATCTTTCTTTATAGTTCGATAAAGGTCTTTGTTATACTCACAAATAACCTCAATATGTTTCTCAACAGCTTCTCTTTTATCTTTCATGTTCACTAGTATTTCATTTCTATACTTGATGAGCTTTCCAGTATTGATATATCTTTCTATCTTTGGAAACTTTGAATATCTTGAGAACACAACATGCTGAGAATTAAAGTCCGTCTTATTTTTGTAGAATCCATTTGCAACGAGAACTGGAATATAATCTGACCAGTTATCTCCTGGTGTAGCTGTAAGAAGAATCCACTTGTTCTTTACAGCAATCTTATAGAATGCTTTGACCCATGCTCCAGATCCAACAATTCTTTGTTCATCAAAGATGAAGAAAGCACCAGCAACTTTTGTGTATTTCTTTATGTTATTCCAAGAGTCAACTGTAATCCTGACTTTTGACGGGTTCTTATCTTCATCTTCAGTGATACAAAAAGGAGCCGCTTCATCTAGCCAGCTCCTATCATCTCTTTTCTTTGCAGTTGTAATAATAAAAAGGTCCCTTGGGGTTTTCATTTTCCTAAGAGACCCTTTATCATTAACCTTAATCATTCCACCACACACATAAATATAATAATATGCGAGTGCTGTTCTTGACTTGCCACTGCCCACATCACCTCGAAGTATACATCCGTTATGCATCTTCTTAAGTGCATCAATCTGATGCTGTGCAAGTTCAACCATAGACATTACTCCTCAAAGGGAAGATCTCCAACTTCATCATAGTCAGCGTATCTTCCACCAAAGTCCTCAGCAATTGTGACATACATTGTCTTACAGTATGCCTTAATTCTTCCCGGCTCCCATTCTGATCCATTCATAATAAGATCAACATGAGTAATCTCATCTCTATCAAGATCTCCAACAACATCCTCACTAAGAAGTGTCTTATTTCTTGATGTAACTTTGTAAATCTTTGGAGGATAAGCTCCATATCTTACAGCGACCTGAAGGTATGGTCTTGGAACATCTCCATCTTCTCTTGGTTTTGAGTACTTGATGTTCCAACCATCTGCTGCCATAGCTTCTGCATCATCTTCAGGGATGTAAACGCAGAAGTTTCTCTGTCCTTCATTGTTGATTATTTTTCCGTTATTTGATTTCTCTCTTCCTTCAAAGTTCTTCCAGAAGATCTCTGCATTCTCAATAGTATAGTTTCTAGCCATAATATAATTCTCCTTTCACGATTAGGCTGATATAGGTTTGTTCATTGCTTTCCAGTTGTCGACCTCATCGAATGGAACCTCTTCAGGTGCTCCATCTTTGATATCATTAGCTGGATTTACTTCTTTCTCATCTGAGACAAACCACTCATAGTCTCCAAATTCTTGGATATGCTCAATAGCTTGATTGGCAACGTTTGTGAAGTAATCCATATCAATCCTATTTTTCCAGTTAAGATCTTTAATGGTCTCAGACTCAAGCCATCTGTAACCTTTAGTTCCGGTTGCAGCATAATACTTATCATCTTTAACTCTGTAAAGAAGACCACCGCCTTTACCAGGAGCTACTGGACAGAACTCTCCAACTCTTCCAACGAACTTGTAGTTATGCTCATCTTCAGATAGCTGCTCATTCAAATCCAAATATAATTCACTACCATTTGTAACTTCCTTGGTTACGCAGTAATCCTTAAACTCAAGTGGTTCCTTGCTAAAGAGTGTTTTAAATATAAAAGGAACCTGAAACTCAGCGCCTGTTGCTGTCCATTCATCAGCATGTTTTCCGCCTTTATTCCTGATTCCCTTATCATCATACTTAGCAATATATACTGCATCGTTTACAAGACACATCTTCTCGTAAGTGCACTCGTGTTCCATCTCATATCCATACTTCTTTGCGAAGTCCTGAACAAACTTAATTATCTCAGGTGTAGCATTTGGAATCTTAATTGAGTCTGTCTTAATGTGTGCTACTGTAAATCCTCTCTTTGTAACTTCATCCTGAAGAGTCTTCATAAACAATGCCCCATACAAAGCTACAATATTGTTTAAATCCCTAGAATCTTTTGCAGGGTTATCAAATGATGCACTTCCAATTCCATAGAAAGCATTGAGTGGATATTTCTGAGCAGTTGAGAGTTCCTCTGCTTCCTCTTCATTTGTAAGATATTTTGCAAGTTTTCCATCAAACAACTTTCCTGCTGACTCATAATCCTTATGCTTGATATAAACTCTCGCCTGTTTTATATCTGCATATCTCTGTGTATACTTTCCAAGTTTATTCAAGAATATAATTGATGATGGGTGCATGGATGCAACATCAAGGAGTGCAACATTAGAATACATTCCAGGCTCAGCATATACATAACCACCAAATCCAAGGTCAACACCTCTGTACATGTTATGCATCTTATGATCTTCACCTTCAATAAACTCATACTCAGGGAAACAAACTGGAAGCTTATTACCATCTGTTTGCTTACCAGTCTTAAGATCTGTATAAACAAGCTCCGGTTTCTTATTCTTACCAAACACAAGTTTAAGTGTAAGAGAGTTTGTACTATCATTTGGAGTGCCGTCTGCAAGATCTGCAAGAATGAGTCTTGATTTCCAATCTCCACTCAAATGATCAAATACGGCCTCAGTTGCGTCTACATCACTACAACAATAGTCAGCAATCTCTTCCCACTTATCTTCTGGTACTGGCTGATCCCATGGATACTGATTCTCATGGTGATGAATTCCAAGTTCAATCTCCCACTTCTTAAGTGATTGCTTCTTAAATGCAAAGTCATAGATATCAGTGTATGAAAGATTGTATGCTTCTCTGAAGAAACAGTTCCTGTTCTCCTCAATCTTATCCTTCTTAGCCACTATCCTTGATGAGAGTGTAAAGAGCTCCTCGTTTGTGTAACCAATAGACCTTGCATACAGAATATGATTATCATATCTTCTGCAGTTGTATCCGATAAGCCTAAACTTAAAAAGCTTTGTTACGTCTTCCGGTGTAGGATTTATCATCCTTACTTTATTCTTATCTTTACCCTGGAACTTCCAACAAACTACAAACAGATTTGGAAATACCTCGCAGTCAAAGAATATAATAGGAGCCTCATCATTCTCTACTGGTTCTGACGGCTCCTCTGATTTGAACTTCA